CAACAGCACAAAGTTCGTCAGCATCATGAGGGAGTGGCCCTTGTCGCCAGTACTCCATCATGAGCAAGAAATATGCCCCGTGTTGGACGGTAGAAAGTCGCATCGTATCGGCGAGATAATCGCCGATGTAGATGGGCATCCACACGTCCGATTTCGAACGCTTGGTGCTCATGCCTTCGCTCCAGAACGCAGTCGGTTTCGCACAAGGTAGCGGCGAGCTTTTGATGTATTCAGTATGACTGGGCCAGCATCGCCATCAATCGTGCCCGGGAACGGTGGAGAGGATATTCTATCGACCAGATCGCAGCGAACAGGGAAGCGAACAAGTCTTCTTCCTTCGGCCTGAAAGTAATAATCGCCGCTATCCCTTATTTCCCTTTCCGAATATCTTCCAGACCAGCATAAGGCCCAACAATAACCCGCATTATCTGGTCTCCACAGGGTAATGTATGACCTTCCTCTGTCGCGGCGCATATCAATGATGTAGTATTCGCTCATACTGAAACCTCCGCATCCACAATTTCAGTGATCGTCACAACCGTTTTCTGCTCGCACAGACGGCACTTCACGGCTTTCACATCGAGCACGAGATGCTTGGGAGCATCGTCCACGATGAAGCCCAGACCGCGCATGTTCTTCGTCCGCTGGCGTGCTCCTGGTGTACGAACCTTCAACGGCATAGGCGTGGTCAGACAGTCGAGAACGCGCTTGGCAGAGCCCACCAGATTGTCCGTGTCAGGCGTGCCGGCCGAGTGTCGCTCGATTAGGACATGCGCCCGCTCAAACGGCACAGACGGGCGCATATTGTACGCGGCTGCTGCGACCTGCCTCTGCATGTCGTTCTTCTGTCTCGCCGCTGTGAAATGGCTGTAGCCGTTTGTGCGGTTCACGAGCGGGAATGGCGCAGGGAGCGTGAAGGAGATTATCCGGTCCATCTCACATCCCCAACGCACGACGGTAGATATCCAGCAGCGTTTCCTGCTCTTGAACGTAGTGAAGAAGAAGGTGAAGGTGAAGGTGAAGGTGACGCACACGCGTGTGATGCGCATGTATCACCCTCTTTGCACTCGTTTTGCACGACCGTTTGCTCTGCATTTGCAGATGCATTTGCATCCTTTTTGCAGGCATCTTTTTGATGCTTTGCATGTGCAGCAGCGGTCCTTTTGATCCGCTTATCTTCTGCATGTGCACGCTCTGCATCAGCTCGCTTTTGGTGCAGAAACCCATCTTCCTCTATGGAAAAGAAGCGTTTCAGGACCGGCCAGATTGCCTTGTCCCACGTCTTCCGATCAGTACGGGCAACAGCACAAAGTTCGTCAGCATCATGAGGGAGTGGCCCTTGTCGCCAGTACTCCATCATGAGCAAGAAATATGCCCCGTGTTGGACGGTAGAAAGTCGCATCGTATCGGCGAGATAATCGCCGATGTAGATGGGCATCCACACGTCCGATTTCGAACGCTTGGTGCTCATGCCTTCGCTCCAGAACGCAGTCGGTTTCGCACAAGGTAGCGGCGAGCTTTTGATGTATTCAGTATGACTGGGCCAGCATCGCCATCAATCGTGCCCGGGAACGGTGGAGAGGATATTCTATCGACCAGATCGCAGCGAACAGGGAAGCGAACAAGTCTTCTTCCTTCGGCCTGAAAGTAATAATCGCCGCTATCCCTTATTTCCCTTTCCGAATATCTTCCAGACCAGCATAAGGCCCAACAATAACCCGCATTATCTGGTCTCCACAGGGTAATGTATGACCTTCCTCTGTCGCGGCGCATATCAATGATGTAGTATTCGCTCATACTGAAACCTCCGCATCCACAATTTCAGTGATCGTCACAACCGTTTTCTGCTCGCACAGACGGCACTTCACGGCTTTCACATCGAGCACGAGATGCTTGGGAGCATCGTCCACGATGAAGCCCAGACCGCGCATGTTCTTCGTCCGCTGGCGTGCTCCTGGTGTACGAACCTTCAACGGCATAGGCGTGGTCAGACAGTCGAGAACGCGCTTGGCAGAGCCCACCAGATTGTCCGTGTCAGGCGTGCCGGCCGAGTGTCGCTCGATTAGGACATGCGCCCGCTCAAACGGCACAGACGGGCGCATATTGTACGCGGCTGCTGCGACCTGCCTCTGCATGTCGTTCTTCTGTCTCGCCGCTGTGAAATGGCT